CCACTTGGCGGCGGCTTTGAGGAAAGAGAGCATGGTGGGTTCCTTTTGACGAGGTGATCTTCTCGTACGTCTCGACAACGAGTGCAAGAGTTTTCTTCGCCGCCGTCGCCGCCATCGCGACCCACCGGCGCAGACGCCGCTCGCGCCAAGCGAACCGCAGCGCGCAGGCGAAGTAGTCGCGAGCGCGACCACCGTGCCGATGTGCGCCTCGACGGGCAAGCGCCCATGCGCGAGTGAAGAGTTGAGCGAGCATCGCCGACAGAGTGCGCACGTCGAGCCGACAGTGTCAAGCGCCGTGAGGGACTGAGTGACGTAGGGACAACGGGAGCGCGGGAGCAGGGGCGCTCGCTGGGGAATAGGCTCCTAGAGCCGTTCTATATATACAACTCATATTAGTGAATTAGACTATGCACCCCCTGCATACCACCAGCCGACCCGCGAGTCGCCCCGTCTCCTCGAGCGCCCGTGCTCGTCTGCTCCCGTCGTCCTCTCGGTTCCTTCGTCTCGGCGCGTCGGCGCGTTCTTCGTCCCTCCGTCATTTAGTGCTTGCACGCGCGCCCGTACGCGCGCATCTTAGATAGACAGCATCTCGGGAGTTTTTCAGCCATGCCCAAAATCGGAACCGTCCAAGTTAATGACACCGGCTATGCCGGAGAGATTGTCATTGAGCGCTTCGGCTACTCTAATGCGCCCGAACCGCACTGGAGCGTGCCGGCTTGGGAGGAACGCGGAATGGGTTCACTTGCCGGCCCTTTTGGCTCTCGATTAGAAGCGCAGGTGGCTCTTGATAGTTGGTTAGAGCTTCTATACTGACAGCACCAGTCAACAGGAGGAACTGCACATGGAACCCTCAACGATCACAGTCAGTGCCGGTAGCACTAGCTTTGTCGGCCCTGATGCGACAGAGTTGTTTCGCGCCGCGACGCTGCGAAGCGCACTTGGCTTACTGTCGCACGGCATCGCTCCAACTCGCGGCCTGACGATGACCAAGGCGCTCGCGATGGTCGAGCGCTATACCGGACAGAAGTATAAGCGCACGGAGAGCGAACGCGCCAAATCCGATTTGACTGTTTGGATCGAGACAATGAAGTCTGCGATCCCTGTCGTCACTCGTTGACACCAACACAGCGCGGCTCTGCGGGGCCGCGTCATGGTGTTGTCATCATCGGAGGATCAAGACATGTCATCGCCAGAATACATCGTTGCCTATGTCGGCCCGCTTTACACGCCCGCGCAACCACAACCGCATTGCCGCGTCTTGACGAATTGGACCGGCAGTCCGCTCGGCACTTGCTGCATTAAGTCATCATGGCGAGTTAACAGCTACATCGGCCCGCACATGTGCCAAATCTACGCGCGGATAAATGGCGCAGACTACACCGGACGCGGCTTCGGCGAAGGGATGGCAGTTCGCTTGCGCCGTTGCGCCAAGCAGAGGCTTTAGCAAATGCCCCACGCCCTAGAACCATCCCGCGCCCGCCTCGTCGAGAAGCGAGCCCGCGCCCTTCGCTTAGCGTTGGACGCCGACCCACAAACTCGCAACAAACGTTACTCGCCCACCGTCTACGCTCGCCTCCGCGCCGCCCGCGCTGAGCGGGAGAGAGTGACCGGGAACTCTGAGAGAGGGAGGAAGCTATGAGACTGTGCATTGAAATCGACATTGACAACGCGGACTTCCTAGAAGCTGGCGCACTCGCCGCTGCTTTGCAACCGATCATCGAAGCTGCCGAGGAAGTCTGCGGAGCGCATCCCGGGACGCTAATCGTGGATCGCAACGGCAACGCCGTTGGATCATGGAGTATTCAGTCATGAACGCTCTGATGCACACGTTCGCCTTTGAAGCCAAAGCAACACTTGAAACTGTCGAAGAGTTGATCGCCGCGCTCCAAGAGTTGCGGAGGGACTATCCGGGCTTAGAGTTGACGAGTCCGCACTCTTGGACTGTTGTCCGCGAGACACTAAGCGACGGCTCCTACGGATATGCGATACAGGTGAAGCCGTGACCGACCTATTCTCCAAACGCCACTTCGAATGGCTCGCCCGCTTCGCCGCCGCGAACCTGTCCCCGCCGCAAGTCGCTCGCCTCGCGGACGAGTTGACCGCGACGAACGCCGCCTTCAAGCGCACCCGGTTCCTCGCCGCCGTCGAAGCGGCGCGCGCGCCGGATGTCGTGTCGGTACGCACTGGCAGTCGGATCGGTGTCGGTACGCGCAGTCCGCTCGGTCCAGTCCTCTAATCACAAACCCAGGAGACAAATTCATGTCAATCATCGACGAGACTGCGCCGCTTGGCGCGTGGAACAATCCGCTCGTCATCGGCTCCCGCGCCTCTGAGTTGCGAGAGGCGCACGTCGATGCCGCCAAGTTCGGCTGCGTCGTCTGCCTCTTTCGCACCGCGACCGGCTGGGATCACGACACCATTGAGCGCGTCCCGCTCGCCTCCCAGCGCGACCCGGACGCGCGGTTCGTCTTCGCGGGGCTGACATTGATGCGGGAGGAGTGATCGTCATGCTCACAGTCGATGAAATCACCGCGCTGGCAGCCGAAGCACTCGACAGTGCCCTCCCTATTATCCTCTTCGACAATCCCCGCCAACGTCGCCTTGTCATCCTCGCGATGTGCACACTCGCCTGCGACATTCTCGCGGCGCATCTTGAACAGCAACTCAAGAAAGGCTCGCCCGATGCCCAAATCCCGCTCTGACGCCCGCCAAGACTACCGGCACTTCCCCGCAGCTTATGCTGCGATCATGGAGACGTTCGACACGAGCGGCGCGCCGGTACTTCTCGGGCCGATGCCCGTCAAAGGAGCCCGCGCCTCGAAGCGCGAACTCCTCCGCTACAAGGGCTTCCTCATGCGCGCCTGTGACGCCCCTGCCGGCGACGACTACGCTCACGATATGCTCGCGATCTTCAACCGCGCCTCGATCCGCCTTGAGGAAGACGGCGACGCCAGCTTCCTCGTCATCGATCACAATCCGCTCGTCCGCGCGATGGAGTCCTTGACCGAGCGCAGCGCCAATGAATAACTGTTGCCGAGACGCTTCAACTCTGCCATAGTCTCGACATGACGCCGCCACTCACCATCGCCCCGCTCGCCAACGCCTTCGCACTCCGCGCCGGTTCGCGCATCGTCGCGACTGGAGCCGCTGAGACGTTGGCCGAGCTTCGGGCGCAGTTGAGTGGCCCTCACTCCCTTCCCCGCCCTGCGGCCATCGCGGCCAGCCGCAGTGCTCCCACCACTCGCGCCGCTTAACCAAAGGAACGCATTCGCATGGCACAAGTCCACGTCAAGGTCGCCTCCGTCGCTGTCGAGGCCGGCAACCCAGTCTTCACCATCTACGGCCCATCGATCAACGGCGCGCCGCAGCCGGTGCTCGCCACGAAGACGGTCGCGCTCGACGCAATCGACGAAGCTCACCCGAAGCTCTATGACCACCTCGCCGCCCTCGGCTTCGCCGCCATCGCCCAACAGCGCTACACGCTCAAAGGCGAAGACGGCGAGCGCCCCGACGCCGTGAAGGAAATCGACACCCTCTACGCCAAATTCCTCGACGGCTCCTGGCACCCCGGCCGCGACACCGGGCCGCGCATCCCTTCAACGCTCGTCGAGGCAATGGCCTCGCTCAGCGGCGTGCCGACGCACGTTATCGAGGAGAAGATGAAGGACAAGACGACCTTCACGAAGTCGTTCCTCCTCCAACTTCGCAAAGACCCGCCCATTGCCGCGAAGATGGCCGCCATCGAGAAGGCGCGCGCGGAGGAAGCCGAGAAGGCGGCGAAGCTCGCCGGCAAGTCGGCGAAGGAGACGGTCAACCTCGGCGCGCTCTTCGGGGCGGTCGGGCAGGTCGGCGCGGAGGCCGCGCAGTAGCGGAACGGCGGCGGGCGGGGATACGTGGCTGCGGTCCCCGCCCGCCGCCTAGCGCGCCCCGCTACGGCGGGCGCAGCGCCAAAGGGCCGGCCAGGGGTGACGCGCCTGTGCCGGCCCTTTGTGCGTCTGGGGGCGCGGGCTAGCTCGGTACGCGCAGCCCCCCTCGAAACGCATAGCTGCCCCCCGTTAGACGCATTGGTCTCGCCGCCCGGATCGGCGCATAATGCAAGAGTTCAAGAGGGATCGTCGATCCGATGGCCATTAGTTGCCGCTCGCAAGAAATGGAGCCCGGGATGCAGACAGCGGAGGTAACGCCTCCGCGCTGCACCCTTGCCGAGATGGCCTTTCGCGCCTCCGAAGTCGGCGTCGATCATTTCATCATCTCCAATCTAATCCTCTCGAGAGGCCGCGCCGATGGCTGACACTCTCGACATCTTCCTCTCCCGAGTCTCAGCCCGCGCCGCCGACATCGACCGGGCCGACCGCGCCAGAGTGCGCACCAACATCATGCGGCCCGAGTCAACCGCGCTCCCGAAGGCCGTCGTCCTCGTTGTCGTCGTCGCCCAGTGCGAGTGCGGCGCAATCCACCGCTCTTCCCAATCCTCCGTCCTCGTCCGATACGATGACTACGCCGCCGGGAAAGTCAACTCCGTCCATTACAAGCGCACCGAGTTGACACACTTCATGGTCCTCCCGCGCGAACGTCGAGAGGTTCACATTAAAACCCCTTATTGTGAGGATTGCTTTTGAGCCAGTCACAGCCGATCAACTGCATATTGGTCGTGGGAATGCAGTCCCGACGCGCGGCGTGTCTGTGACTGGCTCAAGCACAATGTCCTCCCCTCACACCTTCTCCATTCTCGCCCGACTCCGGGGCGTCCAAGTCCGCCCGCTCGCCACCATTCCCGCAACTCTTCTTCAAAGGATCGAAGCCATGACCGCCGCATTCGACGCCCTCAAGACCGCCCTCGACGACAACGCCGCGAAGACTGCGCAACTCGTCGCGGTCGCCGCCCAGATCGCCGGCGCGCCCGCAGGAACAAGCGACTCCGACATTGAGACGCTGACGACGATGGTGCAGGCGAACAACGCTGCCATCGACACGGCGCTGTCGAAGCTCCCGGCGCCGGTCCCGGCGACATGAGCGGAGACTGAAATCGATGGGATGGTTCGATGACGATGAAAGACAAGCACAACTCGTCAAACGAGACCTGCGACTGATGGCCCAACGCCCCCGCCGCGACGGCCTCCGCGCCGCCGACACTGTCGTCGTCAACTGCCGCCTCCCTCGCGACCTGCACGCCGAGTTGACGCTTCTCGCGCTCAACCCCCGGACGGGTCGCATCCCCTACGGCGGGTGGTCGCGGCTGATCGAAGACATGGCGCGGACGTGGTTGGAGTCGAAGAAAGTCTCCGCCCAAGGAGTCTAAAGAGATGTTTGACGGGTCCAAAGACTTTCTCGAAGACGACGAAGACGAAATCCCGACGCGCGATTGCCTTCTCTTCTTCGCGGCGATGTTCGCCATCGGTTTCTTCATCGGTTGCGAGTGGTGGGGATGAGGGTTCGATGGCCCGTTGGTGGATGCCGCTGTTCGATGAACTCCCGCGCGGTCTTCGCGACCTTCTCAACACCGCGCCGCTCGCACCGCACCCAGACGACATCCAGGGACTCCACGTGCTCTACTTCCGGCGCGGTGTCAGCGAAGAAGACTTGATCGACAAAGTCCGTCGCGCACTTGACAGAAAGCCGCCCCAATGACCGACGCCGCCGACGAGATCGACACCCAGATCGCCCTCAACGACTACCGCCAACGTGTCCTCCGGCGCGAGCCAATCACTCCCACCGAATACCGGGCGCTGATCGTCCAACTCCAGCGCAACAGTGTCTCCCGAGCGGCGGCGATGGCGGTCGGGCGGCGGAAGACGAAGGCAGGCGGAGAGGCGAAGGCGCCGGGGAAGCCCATCGACTTGATGGAATTGTTCGGCGGGAGCGGGGGCGGCTGAAAATCCGAACGCGGTACGCGCAGTCCGCGTAACCCACATAGCCTCTTCGCAGCAAAGGCTCTCGACATGACAACCGACCTACTCGCCCGCTTCCCATTCCCACCCGTGATTGATAATACTATGCGCGAAGAATGGCTCCGCTGCCCCCACGCCTTCTTCCGCCGGCACATCCAAGGGCTTGTCAAACTCCCGCTCGTCGGCCCCGGCGAAGACCTCGACGGCGCTTCGACAAAGAGCGTCCACCTCCACTTCGGCGGCGCGCTCGCCCGAGGGCTTGAGATCGTCCGTCGCTCTTGGACCGCCGACGCCCTCCCCGAGATCGACTGCCTCCAGCGCGGAGTCGACGCCCTGATCCTCTTCTGGGGCGACGCCGTCTTCACGCCGACGACGCGAAACGAAGAGGCGAAGACCCTCGCGAATGCGATCCTGACGTTGGAGCGTTACTTTGTCGAATGGCCGCTCGACGACCCAATGCAACGAGTCGGCGTCCGGGACGGTGAGCCCCTAGTCGAGTTCAGCGGCGCTGCGCCAATCCCTGGCGTCTATCACCCGACGAGCGGCGACCCGCTCATCTACGCCGGGCGCTTCGACGCCATGATTGATCGCGGCAAGCTCTGGGGCCTCGACGACAAGACGACCGGCTCCAACGTCAACACAGACGGGTGGCGCGCGCAGTGGCGACTCGCCGGTCAGTTCACCGGCTACACTTGGCTCGCGAACCAATACGGTTACGGGATCGACGCCTTCCTCATTCATGGCGTCCAAGTTCTCAAGACGCAGACGAACTTCGCCGAAGTCATCGCACCGCGCCCGCCTTGGATGGTTGAGGTTTGGTTAAGACAACTCCAAGCCGATGTCGAAACCATGATTGAGCAATATTTGAGTCTACTTGACACGCTTAATACCTCTCGTATACAAAAGAGTGGTTATTCACACTCATTCCCCCAAGCGCTCGGCCACGCCTGCGTCTCCTTCAACCACGCCTGCACCTTCCTCGACGACTTGTGCGCCCAGCCCAATCCCGACGATTGGCTTGGGCGCTTTCGAGTCGAGCGCTGGGACCCCCTGCGGAGGGCGGTTGATGATTAGATGGTGGAAATCCTGGCGAAGAGCCGCCAACTCTCAAATCAGTTTCCTTCGATCCGGCTACGGTTCTCGAAAGTTTGTTATACGCGAGACACGACTGTTACTCGGGCCGAAATGTACTTGGACTTGGTACGATCCGCGCTATCAAAAAACAAAGTGTGAGAGATGACTAAACTCTGTGCGCGTTGTATTGGCTCTGGCCGCTACTGGAACAAAAACTTTTGGGAACAGACGGAAAGCGAACCCGCCCAACTAGTGCCGTGCAGCGGCTGCGGGGGCAGCGGTTGGATCGAAGCCCCAGACGAAACGCCCGAAGGGCGCACACCCGGTCTTGAACTCGTTTAATCGGAGTCATCGAAATGTCCGTCAGAATAACTCTAGACCTCCATCTCTATGGGTCGAGCCCGGAAGACCCGCCGCATTGGTCGGTTGGGATTGACGCGAACGCCGTCACCTCGACATACGAGACGAATGAGTTGATAAAGCTGCTTGAAACACTCGCAACGCATTTGCCAACAATGAGTGCCGACGAAACGCGGAGATGAGGATGAAAACCAACACAATCCTCCTCGGCCCGATCAACACCGGGAAGACGCGCTCGATCCTAACTCTTCTCGCCGAATACGAAGACGAGGTCGGGGTCGTCCGCAAGGGGGCGGGTCTTCAAACTCTCTTCGTCACGCTCGAACCCAACTGGCAGGCGACGATCCGCCACCACGACTGCCGCCACGGACTCCATGTCCACTACATCAACGCCGCCCCGCCAAGCTGGGACACGGTCCGCAGCTTCGTCAAGCTCCTCCAATTCAAGTCCCTCAAAGACGTTATCGAGATGCAAGACCCGAAGAAGGGCCAATACACCCAATTCAACGAACTCTTCACAGTCCTCGCCGGCTTCGTCTGCGACAAATGCGAGAAGAACTTCGGCGACGTGTCCGAACTCGACGACTCCCACGCCGTCTTCATCGACGGCATGTCGCCGATCAGCAAAATCTGCATGGAGGCGGTGATTGGCGGGAAGCCTCTCTCCTCCAAGCCCGAATACTACGGTGCTCAGGGCTTCCTACTCGCCTTCCTCCGCCTCTGCTTCCAGGCCACAAAATGCAGCGTCATCATGACCGCCCACGCCGCCCGCGAGATCGACCCCAACACTGGGCTCGTCACGACGACGATCGACACCATCGGCCAGCGCCTGACACCCGAGATCATCAAACTCCCCGACGAGATCATCCTGACCGAGCGGGAGCGCGGGAAGTTCACTTGGTCGACGGTCCGCGACGCCGGCATTCAACTCAAGAACAACCGCCTCCCCGAGCAATCCGGGCTCGAACCCTCGTTCGTTCAACTCTTTCGATAGGAGTCTCCATGACCGATCTCTTCCGCGGACTCGACGCCGACACCGATCTCTCCCCCTTCATCAGTCGCATGAAGGCGGGCGGGCTCGTCTTCGTCCGACGTTATCTCAAGAACCTGACGCCGGCGGAGTTCTACAAGCTCGACGCCGCCGGCCTCCGTGTCGGTTTCATCTACGAGACAGGGGCGACCCGCGCACTCCTCGGAGGAGTGGCAGGAGTCGCAGATGGCCAGCACGCCGCCACCCAAGCAACTGCCCTCCTCGCTGCCTGCGGCATCACTCCGACCCCCGCCGACGACTACGCCCTCTACCCGACAATCGACAGCGATGTGACGGACTCCGACGAGATCGCCGCCTGTGTCGCCTATTGTGCCGGCTTCGGAGCGTCGATCGGTCCGACATTCGTTCTCGGTGGTCCATACGCATGTGGGACGATCCTCCGTGCGACGGCAGCCGAGATGCGCCTCGTCGACCCCTGGCTCGCCGGCGCGGGCGGCTGGAACGGCAGCCACGCCTATCTCGACGCCCTCCCGCCCGACTACAGCCGCCAAGGCCCGACGCTCGCGGCCGGTGGCGAATGGGCCGGAGTCGAGTGGCCCGACATCGGCACCCCCTACGATCCCGACCTCGCCACGTCGCTCGCGTGGGCGGCGTGATCGAAGTGCGAAAGTGCCGGGCGAAGTCCATCCCCCCTCTGCGCGGCTGGCGGCGACGCCCGTGTAGAGTCCACTATGGCTGCCCACAACATTTCTTCATGGTGATAGTCAACGGCGTTCGCGTCGATAGCTTCCTCACTAAAGCTCGCGCGCTGCGTAAAGCAGCCCAACTCCGCACCGAATTGTGTGCAACCACTGCTCCCACAACTTGAGGACGCTCAAAATGCCCAGCCCATTCGACATCTCCTCCTTCATGCAAGAACACACCTACGATGCGACCGCCATCGACTACAAGTGGCACAACGTCCCCGACGGCGGCTACATGGCCCAACTCAAGGAGTTCGCGCGCGGCGCGGAGATGGACGCCGACAAGTTCAACGGCCGCGCCGTCATCTCCTCCAAGATCGCTTGGATCGTCATGGACGAAGACGTGAAGCGCGAACTCGGCCTCCAAGAAGTCGCCGTCCAGCAAGACATTCTGATCGAGCGCGTCGGCCCGACCGGCCCAATCGACTGGGGCACGAACAAAAACATGGGCCTCAAACACCTCATGGTCGCCACCGAGACGAACAACAACAAGAAGTTCAACCTCTCCCATCTCCTCGGCCAAGTCGCCTGGATCACGGTCAAGAACGAACCCAGGAAGGGCGGCGACCCGGAGACCCTGTTCTCTAATGTCAAGAAAGTCGAACCTCTCGCCGCCGGTCGCGCCGCCTACGAAGCCGCGCAGGCGAAGGCGGCGGCGTAGTCGACAGCAAGAAGCCGAGCCGGGGCGGCACCGACCCCCGGCAACTTCTCGAAAGGACCGCCAGAAATGTCCGCACTTGAAGACACTCCTATCAAGGGAGCATCTATCCTACCTGACGCTAAACTCAACACGATTGTCATCAAGACCGTCTGCACCGATTGTCGTTATGATATCATAACGACCGACCGAAGCATCGTGATGGATCACGGCCACAGAACAATAACCTGCCCCAACTGCGATGCGATAAACTGGCTCGACGCCCGACAAAAGTCGAAGACGACCGCCGCCGACATCTGCGCCGAGGCCGCGCGCCTCGTCGGCGGCGACCGCGCCGTCACCCACGGCGACGCGTCGATCAACTTCCAAAACACGGCCGACATTTGGACAGCTATTCTTCGCGCTAAGATGCGCAATCAGGGAACGACTGGCGCAGTCGACTTCGCCTCTTACGCATTGAGCGCCCTCGACGTGGCCAATATGCTTGAAGCCTTCAAGATCGCCCGCCGCTACAGCGGCAGTCATAATCCCGACGACTATGCCGATGGCGCGGGCTACGCCGGCTGCGCGGGCGAGATCGCCGCTCAGAGTTCAAACTCTTGAAGCGCGGGAAATTCGCCTCCGCTTGTATTCACGGGCATCCGATGACGCCCGAGAACACTTATATCGAGCCGAGTCGCGGTACTAGACGTTGCCGCGCGTGTCAACGAAGAGTGAATACCACCTATATAAGAGCGAAGCGACAGGCTGCCCGACATGCCTAGGTGGATCGAGAGCGGCGACCCGCGCACTCCCGTCTGGCTCATTGGCGAAGCGCCCGGCGCGGAGGAGATCGCCGCCGGCGTCCCGCTCGTTGGCATGACCGGCCAAGAGACTGATCGAATGCTACGAGAAGCCGGCTGGCCCGCCGATTTCCAGTTCTTCCGCACGAACATCTGCCACGAGCGCCCACCCTCTTATCGAAACAAAGTTGGAAAGATCATCAACAATGACATCGAACAATTCTTCGCCTCCGCCCGAGAGGCCAAGGCTGAAGGACTCTCTCCTCTTAACGGTCGCAATCCCCGCGCGCCTATCAGGGACGGACTTGGCCATCTTGGCGAACTGGTCTCACGGCATCGTCCTCAACTCATCATCGCTCTTGGAGGCGCAGCCCTCTGGGGCCTTTGTGGCCTCGAAGGCATTACCAAGTGGCGAGGTAGCGTCTTGTCGGCTCTCTCGCAGTTCGCCGGCGTCAAAGTCATAGCGACCCTCCACGCCTCCGCAATCCTCCAATACTCCTACACGATGCGGCCCGTCGCGGTCCAAGACTTCCGCCGCGCGCTGCGCGAGTCCGCCTTCCCGGAGATCAGAAAGCCGTCCTGGTCCTTCGTGACGGCGCCGACTCTAGCCGACGCGAAAGACTGGCTCCGCCCGATGATCGAGCGCCAAACACCTCTCGTCGCGGACATCGAAGGTTGGGGTGTCGTCGATGACATCGGCTTCGCCTGCTCCGCGACCGAGGCCATCTGCATCCCCTTCGTCCGAGAGGAAGGCGGTGTCGCCCCTTATTGGGGCGAAGACGACGCCGTCGAAGTCCTCGGTATCTGCATCGAGGCCCTTTCGACCTGCCCCATCACCTTCCACAACGCCATCTTCGACATGCAGGTTCTCTGTCGCCGTTGGGGCGTCGCCCCGAAGCTGACCGACGACACGATGGTCATGCAACACGTTCTCTTCCCCGGAATGCTCGGAGGCAAAATTGACCCCACAACAGGGAAAGTTGATAAGAAAGGCTCTAGTCTCTCGTTGTCCTTTATCGCCTCAATGTACTGCGAGTATTATCGCTACTGGAAGGACGACGGGCGAGTCCGAGATGGTGATTACGACGACCAAACATACTGGCGCTATAACTGCGAGGACTGTGTGCGGACCTTTGAGTGCCGTGAGACTCTCTCGAATGCGCTGCGAGCCACAAACTTGTGGGAGCAATACCGTTTCGAGATGAGCCTCTTCGGCCCGGTCCTCGACATGATGTTTCGGGGACTGCGGTGCGACCAGACTCGTGTGAAGGCCCTCCGCGCCTACACCGACAAACATCTCACCGCCGAAGAAAGCTGGCTGACCGAGTCCCTCGGCTTCCCTCTCAACGTCGGCTCCGCCCCTCAAATGCACGCACTCTTCTATGAAGACCTCGGTTGCGCCGTCATCAAGGATCGCTCCACCCAGCGCCCGACAGTCGACGACGGCGCCCTCGAACTCATCGCTCGCCGTCACCCACTCCTCCTCCCGCTCTGCCGCAAAATCCAAAACATCCGTGGGCTCAATGTCAACGCCCGAACCTTCATCAGTGCGTTTGAGGAGGCGGGCGACCGCATCCGCTTCTGCCTCAATCCAACCGGCGCAGAGACAATGCGCTTTTCCTCTAACGAAACCGCCTTCGGCGAAGGAACCAACATGCAAAATCTCACGAGGCCCGTCGATGAATGACACCAGTTTCTTGATCGGCTGGGCGCGAGACAGCAACACCTTCGTCGGCAACACCGCCCGGACGCAACGCTATCTCGACGCCATCCGCGCCATGAACACCGATCAACTCGCCTTCTTTCTCGCCGTCGCGGTTATCGTCGGCAAGATTGAACTCCCTTCCTTCCCAGACGAGGATTGATCGA